TCTTGGCCTTCCCGTCTTTTGTCCAATAGGGATTTGCTGTCATACATCACGCTTCAAGGCTGTGCGCCATGCCTCGCGTTGCGTTCTTGTCAACTCTTCGCCAGCGGTTTCTCTGTCTCGCAGCTTATGCGCCCAGGCTTTTGGGTCTGGTCTGTTTTTCATCATGTCCCGCAGTGCGTTCAAGGTCGCAACCTTTTCAGCTTGTGTCATTGGATTTGTTGGCTCTGTGTTGACCAATGGCTTGCGCTTGTGAAATTGCGCTTGCGTGATTTGCGGCCACTTGTAAGGTTCTGCCCAAGCATGGTCTGAGCAAAGCCTGCTGCCAGTGTCTACCGCCCACCTGTTTGGACAGCCGTGCGCTTGGCACAGAAGCTCATCGGTTTCGGGTTCAGCGGGTTTTGTTTTCCAGGTTTCAAGTGCCATGATATTTGCCCTCAATGATTTTTGCGAAGTTGCTTGGCTTGATGATCCACTCAAGGTCGGCCACAAAAGCACGACCGTCTTTGCTGTTGACTTTGCCTGTCAAGAACTTGGATTTGTTGATGTGCTGGAAAAAACCAGCCCACCATTCCAGAATTTCCTCTTGCGTTGCTGGTCTGCTTTGCCCGATGTCAATGGCAACCTCACGCCATCTTTGCTTCAAGTAGCCCTTCCGGGTTTCGTTCCAGACTTCCACCCTGCGTAGGGTTGGCAAGTGCTGGTGATACAAGTCCATCACGGCTTTGTGTTGGCAAACTGGCAAACCATCTTTTGCTTCAGGTTCACCGTCAGGTGGACATATATATTCTTCATTTGGTGTTGGTGTTGGTGTTGGTGTTGGTGTTGGTAGTTGAACGTCCGTTGAGCGTTCGTTAAACGTTTGTTGAGCGTCCGTTAAACCTTCGGTAAGCGTTGGGTTTGCCTTTGCTCTGCGAGCGTTCACTGATGCTTGTGCAGATGATCTGGCCTTGGCTTGTTTGTCTTGCATCTTTGCGATTTCCTCATCACAACGAATGTGCCGCCAGCCCTCTGGTGTTTGTTGAAAAAACTCATTGAGCACATCTCTGACAATGGCAGCTTGGTCACGCAAACGTATTAGCCTGGAAACCTCAGATACATCAGTTGGCAATTGACCCTCTCGCAAATAGTAGGCATCCAGCATTCGCCGATAAGCCAAGTCCTCCATTGGGTCAAGATGCCCCGTGTGGGAAGCGTAGTCCCCGACATGAAAGGGGTAATAGTTCATTGCTTTTTCCAAAAAAAAGCCCTTGGCCACACTCTCATCCTTTCGGAAGTTGGTCGAACGGTGCAGTACCGCCAGAGTGTGCCCAAGGGCTTACTACAGAATCCCGACCAAGGGATTTACAAATCATACTCAATAAATCAAAGCCGATCAAACCATTCCGGCATCGTGTGCAGAGATTGCCGAACCTCGCCTTATGTTGCATTTACGGCACACAGGGACTACATCAAGGGGTTTGTTGTAATCACGATGGTCATAACACTGAGCTGGCTTACTGCAATCAACGCATACAAGGCTCTTTACTGGCGGCAAGACTCCAAGCCTTACAGCCTTGCTTACGGCATTTATGGCTGCAACTTGACCGTTTTTTGTTCTATTTGTCCTAACGCAAGACCAGCAAATTTTTGCTCTGCTATCCCTATTTTTTATTTCGAGATTGCAAAAGATGCACAAAAAATTGGCTGGTGTTGTCATGTCTGATCTTTCACCAGTTCAGGCCAAATCGACTTCCAACTGCCCTGGCAAACCATCTTGCGGCCAACACGACCGTCTGTTTCTTGTTCTACCCTCACGGCCTCTATCGCTGACATATCTCTGCGCCCTGTCAAACATTGGTACAGGTACTGCTCATTGATGCCAACTTTTTCTGCCAGCTGTCGGCGCTCGTCTGCGGTGATGGTGTTCATAGGCTGTAATTCTAGCATGTTGATAGACGGCAAAAGACTTAGGGAAAGTACCTAGAAAATATTTTTTAGGGGCGCTCTTTTTGCCATCTAGCTCTATGCTAGAATTTAGCCATGCCCAAGCAATACCGCAGGGGTCTTTTTAGGAGAGTCAAGATGACTGAAGCAGCATACAACGACATGACAGAAACCTACATCGGCACAGGCCGTAAGGACAGCAAAGGCCGAGAGATTGGCTGGATTGTTGGCCTCAACAATAACGGCACTACGTTTGCCGCTTGGGTGCAAAACGCTCGCCGAGTCAATGGCGAGTGGAAAGAATTTGGTGTGCAACAGCGCAGCAAGTCTTTTCCCTCTCAATCAATTGCAACCGCATGGGCTTATGCCACTGCCCAAGTTCGCCGCCACAAGGCGCTTTCAAAGTAAACCAACCGGGGCTTCGGCCCCATCAATCCCGCAACGGTCTTTTTAGGAGCAATCATGAAAGTCAAAACCGAACTTTACGTGTATCACACTCAATACGCTTGGCAAGATGAAGGCGATTACCAAGCCTACACATGGAAAGCTGAAGACACCGCTACCAGCACTTTTGTTGGTCAGCAAGAAGTTGAGCTAGACATCCCCGACAACTACGACCCACGCCAACAGCAGATAGCTGCATTGGTCGCCAGCAAACAAGCACTTATGGCCGAATACCAAAAGTCGGTCACAGAAATCAATGAGCGCATCAGCAAATTACAAGCACTGGAGTACACAGCATGAAGAACATTGCCACCGCACTGGTCAAGGCACAGCAAGCCTTTGGCCCTGCCCTGAAAAGCAGCACCAACCCGCACTTCCGCAGCCGTTACGCAGACCTCTCGGCTTGCGTTGAGGCAGTCATTGAGGGACTGAATGGGGCTGGCATTGCCCTTGTCCAGCGCACCAGCGAGGACACCACCGGGGTCACAGTAGAGACTGTGTTTATCCACGAATCAGGCGAGATGCTGGAGTGTGGCAAGCTGCACGTGCCAGCAGCCAAGCAAGACCCACAGGGATACGGCAGCGCCCTGACATACGCAAGGCGCTACAGCCTGATGGCAGCTTGCGGGATTGCACCAGAGGACGATGACGGAAATGCAGCCACACGCAAAGCCGTACCGACTCCAGACATTACCGATCATCTGGCTGCAATTGAGGCCAGCGCCAACAGTGAAGAATTGGCAAAGGTCTACAAAGACGCACTGGCAGCTTGCGATGGCAACCAGGCGCTTCAGGCCAAAGTTATTGCAGCCAAAAAAGCTCGAGTTGAGCGTGCCAAACAGGAGAAAGCAGCATGAGTTACACCCCTGAACGCTGGCACTTTCAAGACAACACGCGCTATCAATCGCCTTGGACAACCAACCCCTACAGCATCACCACGCGCAAGCCTGGGGTGCATGGCACAACGATTGCCAACATCCCCAACCGCAGGACAGTGCCTGATGCTGAACAACGGGCCAATGCCATGCTGATTGCCCATGCCCCTGAGATGCTGGAACTCTTGCGCACATTTGTTGGTTGGTATTCAAACAAAGAAAAGGACAATTTCCACAAAGTTATGCCATTCAAAAATCAGCCGCCTGAGATCCAGGCTGCGATGAAGTTGATCGAGAAAACAACAGGGGAATCGTATGCCTGAAGAACAAGGAACCGAAAGCTGGTTTGCCAACCGCTTGGGCAAAGTCACAGCCAGCCGCTTGGCTGATGTGCTTGCCAAGACAAAGACGGGTTACAGCGCCAGCCGTACCAATTACATGACACAGCTTGTGCTGGAGCGCATCACGCAGACCAAGGCCGAGTCATACAGCAACGCAGCAATGCAGTGGGGTACAGAACAGGAACCCTTTGCACGGGCTGCGTATGAGGCGCATACGGGACAAATGGTCGAGGAAGTAGGATTCATACCTCACCCCGACATTGACGCCGCTGGAGCCTCGCCTGATGGTCTGGTGGGTGATGATGGCATGGTGGAGATTAAATGCCCGTCATCCAGCACAGCCCTTGAGGTTTGGCTTACCCACTCACAAGGCGGCAACCCTGTTGATGCCAAGTATTACGCCCAGATGCAATGGCAAATGCGCTGCGCTGATCGGTCATGGTGCGATTACGTTGTATTCGACCCCAGGATGCCAGCCAAAGCCCAACTGTTTATTTACCGAGTCGAACGCAATGCCGAATGGCTGAAGATTGCCGAAGATGAAGTCACCACGTTTTTGGCAGAAGTAAATGCCAAAGTCACCGCCCTTAAATCAATCATTGGAGAATGAAAATGTCCCGTATCAGCAAGGAAATCTCGTGCATTACAGGCGAGTACACAAACGCCAACGGAGAGCGCAAGAAGCGTTATCAGCGAATTGGCTCAATCATCAACACCAAAAACGGTGAAATGCTCAAGCTGGATGTTATCCCGCTGCGTGAAGGTGGTTGGGATGGTTGGGCATACATCAATGACCCGAAGCCGCAAGAAGAGCGCCAAGAGCGCCGCCCAGCAGCATTTGATGACAGCGACATACCCTTTTAGGCCATGAACGCCGCCAGCATTGAAAAGAGCGAACTCCTTGGGAGTGGTCTGGATCTGCTGTCTCAGGGTGGGGACTTCTCCACTCTGGACATCATCAAACAAGCCAACGTCTGCGCTGTAAACAGTATCGTGGCTGAACTCAGACAAAACGGCTTTGACATCAACTGTCAGCGCCGAGGCGACAAGTGGTTTTATCGCCTTGAAAAATAATATCGTTTACATATGCCCTTTGGGTCTTTTTGGAGAAATTATGAAACATCACAAATATCACCAGCACTATCAAGTCAAAGCCGCCAAGCTGCACTGGCGTGCCGAGGCTGCGTTAGACCTAATCACCGCGCTCGTCATCGGCATTGGCCTTGCAGCCGTTTTGGTTTATGGGTGGACGTTATGACTGATTACGATGAACTCCCTGACGAATACTACGATGACAAGTTTGAGCGCCAGCGTCACAGGCGTGAAATGAACAGCGAGTTGGGCAATCCTGAACATGAACTTGACGAGGAAACAAGCGATGACTAAACCTTACATCCCAGTGGGTCACCCTGATTACAAATGGTCATCAGGTGCAGATGTCCAGGCTTTGTGGCGCAAGTACGGCTGGACACCGCCAAGCGAGAAGATGACTCCACCGCCGCCCGAAAAGGAAGTGACATTTGAAAAAGTCAGGCGGGTGAAATGAGCAAAGCACAAGCAATATTTGAAGCCTTGATGCGCTCTAAGGGTCATACCGACTTCAACATGAACGCCAATGGTAAGTACAGCG